GTGAAAGGAAGTGAATTTTGCGATCCATCGGATCACACGAACTTTTGTGCCAACCTAATGGACGACAGCCAGGGAGTATGGTCTGTTCCACATCAATGTGTCGGAAATTTTATCACTGCGATAAGGAACAGAGGTGTAGTGCAAACGCCCAATGTTCAGCCTATGAGATATAACAAGCCTCTACAATGTATGCTGGGTTACCGTAGAAAAATGGGTGCTTTACTAGGTAAAGTGTCTAAGTTGAACATAGATGAATTAATAGCTTGGTTTCCCAAGGCGAAAAGGACTCTTTACAATAAGGTCGAAGATCTTGTTGACTTTATTGAGAAGGACTCACATTGCCACCTTTTTGTCAAGGATGAAAAACACCCCCTCAAGGGACCAGGGTATGGTGATACCCCAGATCCGAGGATGATTTATGCAAAATCAAGGACATATAACTGCATAGGGTTTTCGTTGCTCAGGGAAATTGAACACAGAATGATGACGATGGAAGGGGATGGACACCTCTTTCCGAAGGGACGAGTCTTTGCAAAAGGACTTAATTCTTTCCAAAGGTATAACCTCTTAGAAGAAAAATGGAACTCACTTGGAAATTCCGTGTGTGCCGTGAAGCTGGACTGGTCAAGGTTTGACTCTACAGTCAATACTGAATTGCTAAAGATAGAGCATGGTCTTTATCTTGATATGCATTCTGGTAATAAATTGATGAAGAAATGGTCCTCGAAGCAGATGGTAACGCATGGGAAGGGTTACATTGGAGAAACTAAGATCAAGGTTAAAATGACTGGAGGAAGATGTTCTGGAGACGTCAATACTGGTTTCGGAAATTCATTTCTAACAGCCGGTATGATAAGTACGTTCTGTAAAAATTATAATCTCTCTTATAACCTCATCGTAGATGGGGACGATGCAATTGCTTTTGTCAACAAAAAGGATTTGCTGACATTTACGCTTAACTTTCCGAATTGGTGTACAGATCTTGGCACTAATGTTAAGGTGGAAGGAGTGTACCACAGCTTTGGTGAAATTGTGTTTTGCCAGGCGCGACCCTTTTCGAGCACG